AGTATATGGTGGAGTATATGGTGGAGTATATGGTGGAGTATATGGTGGAGTATATGGTGGAGTATATGGTGGAGTATATGGTGGAGTATATGGTGGAGTATATGGTGGAGTATATGGTGGAGTATATGGTGGAGTATATTGTTGTGTATATGATGATGAACTAGATGGAATATATTGTTGTGTATATGATGATGAACTAGATGGAATATATTGTTGTGTATATGATGATGAACTAGATGGAATATATTGTTGTGTATATGATGACGAACTAGATGGAATATATGATGTAATTTCAGTTGTTATACATTGCCCATCAACAAACTCACAATTACTATTTATTAAGCAACGGTCTTCTGTTGTTAGTAATCTACATATATCACTACTTGTATTTATATCCGTAGTTGTTGTGGGTGTTGAATTTTCTTCGCATAAATTTAAAACTCGATTAAATCTGCAATTTCTATTTGAAACACATATCTCTGGACTGGCACTATATTGTGTTGTATTACAAATTGAATCGCAAGTATAAGTATCACCCCTCTCAATCCAATTACATTGTTCCACATGAGAATCGCATACCATTTGATTTGTTATAGAATTACAATTTATATCTTCATCTATTATAGATGATATTGTTTGGGGTTTTGGGTCTGTTGGCTGTTCATCACCTACTATAGATAAATTCTTTACCTTGTAAACAAATGATTCTTTTATTCCAAAAGATACAATAAATAAAATTATTATTAATAAAACAAATAAATATATCTTCATTAAAATAAATAAATATTTTATTCTAAAATTATATCTAAATTTCAATACTATCAAGTGTATTTAATTCAGCTAATGATGTTGAAGTAGAATTATTATTTATTCTTTTAACTAATCTATTTAACATAACAATATTACCATTAATATCACTATTAAAATCTTCCTTGCTTTGTTTACTTAAAATATTATTTAAAACTAAATATAACATTATACCTAAAACTAATATATACAAAATTAAATTATAATACATTAATATATACAAATAAAAAATTACCAAAATTTTAAATTATTTACATAATTCTTATCTTTTCTAACTCTGGTTATATCATAAATATCCTTACCAGTACAATCATAATTCATTAATTCATTTACATCTCTAACAGGATTATTTAGTTTTGGAGTTATTAAAATTGTACTATCATCTTCAACAAATAAATCATAATTTCTTCTTTGAGTTATAGTAAAATTATGATAATAATCTGTATCATTATTTGAAAAACCAAATCTTTCGATACTTTCTTTATTAAATAATATACTAACTATAATTACTAAACAAATTATTAATAATAAAAAATTTATTAATTTATCCATATAATTAATTATACATTTTATTCCTAATCAATTAATATAAATATTTTCCCCATTTTTCTTTCCAACAACTTCCTCTGTTTCTGGATCATAAATATCAAAGCTTTTAATATCCAACCAATACGTTTTACCATTATGCTTAATTTCATGAACCTGAATCTCACCATCATCAGCACTTTCTTCTACTATTTCTTGTTTATTACAATATTCAATCTTAGCATCAGATACACTAGTTGGTTCCTTATTCTTACGAGGACGACCACGCTTCTTCTTCTCTTTTGGGGGATTTTCAACATTTACAGCTTCTACAGGTTTCATATTCTTTGAAATTGTTTCATATTCCTTCTTTTCATTTTCATCTAGTTTCTTCCAAAGAATTCCTGCTTTCGATGTAATTAGAGAAGCAATCCTTGGTCGTCCCTCTTCAACTACCTTACTAGTATCAAGACCATTTGAAGCATAATAATTTTTCTTATTTTCAATACTCCAATCTTCAATATCAAAGAAATCCGAAAAATACTCCTTCTCAATAAACTTTCGATGTTTATTAAGCCAAATGAAATAACTACATTGAGGCTTCTTTACCTTTACATTCTTACTATTTGACAAAATCCTATCAATTTCTTGCCGCGAGCAAACATAATTATCTCCATCCTTAAACTGTTCAAACTGAACAATAAGACTTGTTGCTGTTTGTTTTGCCATTGTTCTACAAATTGTAAAAAGTATTGCTTACCCCTCTACATAAATTTGTAAAATCAATTTTTTTTTGAATCAACAAATTACTGTGATACTTAATTATCATTATTTACTAACACGTAATTATCATTATTTACTAACATGTAATTATCTACATTAGTTGAATTTGCCTCTAAAGGTGATTCAAATGTTGATTGAAAAACATTAGAATTGCTAGCTACACTGCAATTTGCTTGACTACCTATGGTTTGTGCTGGTGCTTGTGTTGTGACAACTGATGCTTGACTAGTTACAGTTTGTGTTGATGCTTGACTACCTACGGTTTGTGTTGATGCTTGACTACCTACGGTTTGTGTGGTTAATTGTGCAGAAGTTGTTATAAATCCACCTCTTTGTTTTCTATTTTTCTTATTGCTTTTTCTGCTTGGATTATTTTTATATTTTCTATTAACACTAGATTTCTTAGGATGTACCTTTTTTTTCTTCATATTCCTTCTAGATTTATTCTTTAATTGTTTATAACCTTTTACATTTTTCTTAGAATATCTTTTATTTATACTTCTATTCATAGTATTTATATTATTATAAAATAAATTATTATAAATTAAATTTATTAAAATAAATATGATTTAGTTTTATTTTTATCATATCCAATAGGATGGTCTATATTATTATAAACGTGGCTATTTTTTAAATTAGATTTTATTTCATTTAAAACATCCTTTACTTCATTATATAAAATATTAATTTCATCTTCCATATTCTCATATGATATATTTAATGATGAAATCTTATTATATATAGTAGTTTCAAAATCATATAAATCATTTATCCAATTATGTTTATAGTCATATTTATCATAATTATTGTAAACATGAAAATATTTCTTAATAGCTGAATATATCTCTATTTTGTCATTTTTATGAATATCCATAGAATAAATTATACTCTTAACATCTCTTATTTCTCGTATATTTTTCTCATCTAAATCATCAAACTTTTTTATAATATTACCATAAGAATAGAATTTGGATTGTTTTATTGAATCTTTTAGTTTTTCATCAATATTTTCTTTTTTAGAATAGTGATAGTTATAAAAGATTCCCAAAATTATTACAAATATTATTAATCTATAATCAATATTTATACTTTTTAAAAATGTTAATAATATAAAAAAATAAAAAATTAGTAAACTATCCATAATATTTAATAGTATTTTTTTTAATAAATAAACACAAATAACAAATCTATGTTATCTCTAATTTTTTTTTTCTCTTAAAATTGAAAAATCATTATCATCCTTTATAACTAATACTTGAACCAATCTATTATCATCATCTATTTCCCCAAATGCTCTTGAAGCTCCAACATCTACTCGCCATAACCTATTACTAGCCGATGAATTAATAGATTTATTATACATAAACTGTGGCGAATGTCCCATTACCATGCCTTTTATTATATTATTATTTTGTCTTCTATTTTTTATATTAACATAGTGTAATGTTTTATTAAACTCTCCTAAACACCTTTCATCACACCAATCTTCCATATCACTAAATGTTCTACTCCAAAATGGTGAGTATTCATCATTATCATTATGATATAATTTATATATATGTTTCATGTTTTCTTTTGATTCATCACCATATAACCATCGTCTTACATAATAATTTATATCATCTAATGAGTAATCATTAGCACATTGTGGTGTTAATCCTCCATGTACAAATATCCAACTTCCCACTTGAACAATTGAATATCTAGTAAGAGCTAGTTTTTTAGATAATATACCACCTGGTTTAAATGCTTCTAACCTCTCTTTATATCCATATGGTTTTGTTGAATTTAATTCAAGTTTTCCTTTAAAAAAATTACCAAATTCATGAAATTCCCTTGGACTAACATACCTAAAATCCTTATCAACATTCATTAGTTCATGATTACCTAAAATACTTATTAATGCACCTCCATGATTCAAAGCCTGACTATGTAATCTCTCAAATAAGCAAATTATTTTAAGATCCGAACCTTCATCTTGAATTATATTATTTTCTTCAACACATAAATTATTGAAATACTTTTCAGGACGCACTCTGTCTATTTGATCACCCAACTGAACTACATATGTATTTCCACCTACCCAATTTATCTTACTTATATCATTTAAATTATCGTCAATATCCATTGAAATTACACCCGCTAATTTTAATGATTTAATAGCTACAGATAAATCACCATGAATATCTCCTATTGCTACAAGCTTCTTTACCTTAGGAAATATACAACTACCTCTTAATTTATCAAAAGTATTATTTATAGAATTATTAATAGCATTATTTAAACTACTTGTCAAATTAATACTATTAAAACATGGTAATGATTTACTCCTTCTCAAAGTTTGTGGTGAATTACTATTAGAATTACTATTAGAATTACTATTAGAATTACTTATTGAATTACTACGTTGTTTCTTTTTGTGTTCTTTAAAAAATGTCAATATTCTACTCTTAAGTTCTTCTTTTTTTAAATAAGGATTAGTAAATTTATTTGTATATCCAATTATTTTTAGTTTTATACCTAAATTTACTAAAGAATCACGATTTAATAAGTCAATGTTCAATTTAGTTGACATAAATAAATAATAGAAAATATAATAAAAAATTAGACAAATTATTGTTTATTGCTTATTAAGGCATATTCTAATTATTGAAGCATTAGCTTATTCAATCTTTCATAATTTTGAAAATGTAACCGATCCATATAATCTTGTTTTTCTAAACGGTTTTTCTCATCCATTTCTTGTTGAACTTGTTTTTGATTATAATATTCTAATTCGTCTTTTGTAAAATCTTTTATATTACTACGTGCATGTTCCAGTTCAGAAATATTCCTATATTGCTTATATTTTGTTTTACTATCAATTAATTTAGATGTTGTGTGTGCCTCCTTATAATCTGTAAATTTGATAGTCTTAGTTTCTCCTGTATAATTATCTACTTTATCAACACCAAGCTCAGAACAATTATTATAGTTATTCATAAATAACTCATTTGGATCACTATATTTTTGTATTACACCATTATTTACACTAACTGTAGAATCAAATATTCTATTGAATTGACCCATATTTCCAGATAATTTATTATTTCTTTGTATTTCTTCAGAATCAAAAGCATTATCATTTATCCATTCTTCATAACCATCATCATTTATATCATTTATTCTATTTTCACTATATACTTTATTAAATTTATTTATATCGAAGTTATCCTTATTAAATTTAGTATTTTGGTTTTTATGTTGTGTTTGCAAAAAGTCTAAAGAACTATTTTTAAGTACATTGAAATCCTTATCTGCCTTCTTTGTTTCAATATCATCCATGATTTTCTCATAACCAGCTTTTATTATATTAAAATTCTTATTATTACCATTATTTCTATCTGGATGAGTTTGTATAGCATATTTTTTAAACTTTTGTTTAAGTTCATTAACATCTATTTTATCTGTTTTTGAATAACCATATATTTTATAATAATCTATTTCTTCAACACCTACTTTATCAAATACACGATTTTCATAACTACTTTTTATGTTTCTTAACTCAAACTCATTTATATCATTTTTCATTTGATTCAAGAAATTATCCACTTTTAATAAATTAAAGGAAGGTATTTCTCCACTATTCCTTAATTTTTGTTGTGATATTTCTATCTTATTCAATATATTTCTTTCGTCATTTATATATTCTAACCTTCTTTGATTATAAAAACGTTGTCTTATTTCTTTTAACTTATCATCATTTGAACCATATAACACCTTTAAATTTGAAAGAGAATCACTAGATTTTATATTAGTATTTCCCATAATATTTTATATAATAAAAAAAAAAAAAGAATTTAACTTATTTACATAAACCATTACCAAGTAATACGTATCCAACTAAACCAAGCAATAATCCCAATTTACATCTTAATTTCATTTCTTTATTGATATTCAACCAAGCCGCATTTTGTTGTTGTGATGTTAAATGTAATAACATATATGTAGATTTAGGATGTAATGCATAAAATAAGTAATTTACACCCAATGCAATTACTACAAATACACACAATTTATTTGTTCCCTTTAATGAAGAATTAAATGTAACTAATACTGCTAACAATATACCAAAAATTAACCCTTGAATATAAATTGACATTCTTTCTTTAGTTATAGAATTATAAACTTGTAATTGTTCTTGATTTAATAATTTTCTAAAGTTTACAAAATTTTTTGATTTCTTACTTGCCATCATAGTTAAAATACTTGAACCTAAAAATGCTGCTCCTAATACACAATAATTTAAACAAGTCATATAAATATATTATATAAAAAAAAAATATATGTTTATTATAAAAATGTTAGATTATCACGATTTAGTTTACGTTTTTCACTTTTTAATAATTGGACCATTACTAGCATATGTTGGTTATTACAAAGAAAAAGTTGACTCTAGAATTCTTGACTCTGTTATGTGGTTAGGAATAATAGTTGTTATTTATCACCTTTACAAATTCATTAACTCACTTGTAATGAAAAGAAAATACAAAACAATATAAGTAAATACTATTTAGATTTTTTAGAATTAAAAAGTATTTAGAAAACAAGCAATTCACTATTAGTTGAAAATCTTTCTTTTATTGTTTTACTCATAGTAACTTTCCTAAAAATCTTATTAATTATATTTATATCTAAATCAGGTAAAATTGGTACACACATCCAATCATACCTTTTAAAGAATTTATCCAATTTATATGAAGATGGATAATATATTCCAATTTCTGAACTTTTATTCATCAATTTCCTATATTCTATAGGTACTAAATCTTTACTTTCTTGAGGCAATATAGATAATAATTGAACAATAGGATGATTTACATTTCCTCTATTAAATTTAATCTTATTTATATCATGATTCACTAAATAGTTTTTCAAATCTAATAATGTTGGTGGATGAACATAATTATACTTCCATTCATAAGAAACACATTCCTTAAAATAATAAAAAAATGTCCATTTTAACCCTTCAAAATAATTATAACACACTTCCTCTATTTCCTCGCTATCTTCAATATCAAAACACTGTTTATAATACTTAGTTCTCCAATATTTATTTGAAAAATCAACTTTTCTTTCTTCATAATTATTTATAATTGGATCATTTTTTATTAACAACATTCTTCTATCAAACTCTGTTTCACACATATTAGTATTCATTCTAAACCTATTTCTTCTTTTCTGAATTTTTACAAGTTGGTCATCCTCTTTAGAATGTAAAATTGTAAGTAATGAATACAGCATCCTATTATTTATTCTCATTTTACCAGTATCTACTAAAAATTCCTTGTTAATTGAATAGTTGTTTAAATATGCATCTAATATAATATCATGACCATCATATCTTAAATCAATCGCTAAATTGTGAGGCAAGAAATCATTACCCATCAAAAAACACATAAAAATATAATCATCTATCATCCTTAAACTATCATTATCATTTATAAAAAAACCATTATCTATAACATTTAACTTCTCTTTCAAACTTCCTATTAACCTATTCTTAAACAAATTAATATCTAAATACAATAGTTTATTATCTATTTTCTTACCAAATTCTATTGCCTCTCTCAATAAATATACATTGTTTCTATGACTTGCCATTGCCAACATAATTAAATCAGCATCTAATCCATAAATAATTATATTACCACTCAACTGATTATGTCTAATATAATCTAAAATTTTATGTTCACCTTCTCCATTTATATATGAACTACTAAAAATAATAGTAATATTCTTATTTTTCTCTTTTAATGTTTTTAGGTAACTATTAAGTTGTTTAATCAATTTATCCATAAATTCTGTTCCAGGTGAAATAGCATTTTTATCCCAACTATTACTCTCTAATGGAATATTTAATTCATCCTTTATACTATTTATTTGCTTCTTTTCAAAAATACTCTTATATCTCCTTAAACGTTGTTGATTCATCTTAGCCAATGGAGCTACACCATCAATAGCAACATATAGTAATTTAGGATTTACTTTAGACAAAATGAATTCAATATAGTTAATTGTTTCATTAATCATTTTCTTTTCAAGATTCGCTTTTGTTATTTCTTGACTATTATAATTTGATAGAATATTTGCACAACATGGATGAATCGCACAATTCAAATCCAAAAATAAATTACTTAATCCATCAATATCATTTATAATAATCTCTGGATAATCATCATAAATACTCTTAAAATAAAGTGGAATTCCCATCTTATAACCTTACACTTATAAAAATATAACTTATATGTTTATATACCATAAACCTTTAAATCAATCAAATAACATAAAACAAAAAATATTCTTAAGAAAACTATTTATTTATACAATAATTAATTAATAGTTATTATTGTAAATCATTTATTTACATAAACTTTTTATTTTTATTTTTATTTTTATTTTTATTTTTATTTTTATTTGCTATTATATCTTATTTAGATATTATCAATAAAATCATCTTCGTTATTATATTCAGTTTCTTCTTCTTCAAAATCTGGGATTAAATCATAATTACTTGTATAAACACCTTTATTCTTTGGTGGTTTTTCAAATTCTGAGTCATCATTATCTTCATTATCACTTTCAGCAAAATTAATTTCACTAGAACTATCATTCTCAAAAATCTTACATTTAGGAAGCTTATTTTTCCTTCGCAATTTGGCCACATCTTCAAAACTATAAGAATGTAGTATATCAACCTTTCTTTCTTCAAATTCCCTCAAACTTACCAAAATAATATTTCCTACATTTATTCTACACCTCTTTTTAATACTTCCTCTAATAAGAGCAATTTGATCTGTTTTTATTTGTTCTGCTCTAGTAAATACTTCTACTTTCACACCATTTACATTTTGTTTTTCCTTTTTTTCAGGAATAAATACATCAACACTAAAATTACCACCACCCAATTTTTTATTTACTTTCGCGTAAAATTGAAATTCATTATCACTTTCAATAAGCTTTTCCTCTTTTACAATATTTTTTGCCTTTTTATGCTTTTTTCCACCAGTTGTGTTCTTTACCATTATTGTATTGTAATATAAATTTATATATTTAATTAATTAAATTAAAAAAAATCAATTTTTATTTAAATCCTTTTTTATTAATATTTTCATATTATAATGAGTAATTCAGAAAATATCCTATTTATTCAAAATAGAATTAAATTTATTTTAAAGATAAAAAATAAATTTTCCAAAAAATATAATCAAATTAAAAATATTCTTTATAGTTTATCTAACATAATAGTCAATAACTATAATAATGAAATTATTACTCAGTATATATACACAAATAACTTATCAAGTTTAGAAGAATTAACATCTAAGTTTCAGAATATAAAATACAAGGTTTCTTTTAAAAATGTATTAGAAGAAAATAAAAAACTTAATAATATAAATTCTGCTATTATAAATATTACAAAACAATGTGGAATTAATAGTTTATCAAACTTTTTATTTTTATTAGATGAAAAAATAGATAATGAACATTTAATCGATTTCATAAATAATGCTTTTAATATAACAGAAATAGACATTCAAAATAAAAAACACAAGCAAAATAAAAATAAAAGTAATTTAACTATATACAAAGATAATGAAAAGAATTTACAACAAAATTATGATTTAAAAAATACTGCACATTTAAAACAATATCTATTTACAAAAAATTTAAAAAAAAATTTATCTTTTTTAGAGTCATTAAATGGTTGTAGAGTCTATCTCAAATGTAAAAACAAAAATACTATAATTATTATTAATGGTTACTTTAATATTGACCAATTAAATATTTATAGAAATCATTTACTATTTGAAAATAAAAATAATCAACTAAATGAAGAATTAACACATTTAAACATTAATCAAAGTTTCAAAGAAGCTTACCTTAAACAACTATCTATTAAAAACTTTATTATACTTTCTATTAATGAAATAATAGATAAAATAAAAAATGATTACTTTAATATAATTAATTACAAAAATAAATCACTAGCAGTATTAGTAAAAGAATTCTTAAATAAAGATATTAATGAACAAATTAACTTCATTTCTATGTTTTTACTCTTTGAAGAAGACCCCGAAATTCAAAATATGTCATACCTTTTATATGATATGATTTGTAATGAATCATATTTACTTAAACCAAGTGCGGATGGAAATTTTATTTTCTCTAATATTCATTGGTCTTTACAAAAAGAATTCAAGGTTATTAATAAAAAATTTACTAACAATATTAAGCAAATGGAAAACTTTACATTTGAAGAAGTTTCCTATGAAAAAAGAATATATTTAATGAAAGCTAATAATAGCGTAAAACAAAAGGCATATGATAAATTAAAAGAAATATCAAATAAATCTAATGATAATAGCTCAAAGGCTGTTCAATATTTAGATAATTTATTAAAAATACCTTTTGGAGTATACCAAAAAGAAGAAATATTAAACTATTATGATAAATTTGTATTAAACTATATTTTAAATATTAAAAAAATACTAAAGAGTGATATGTTAACTTATCAAAATAATTCTATGTTGAATGACATTTTAAATAAAAAGAAAATATATTATGACGAAATATTACTTTGTAATAACTATATTTCATCATTAAATAAAACTACACAAAATCTTAATAGTACTACTATTAAATCACATTTGGCAAAGAAAAAAAAAAATCAATTAGAAGAAATATTGCAAATATTAGAAAATAATACTTCAATACAAAAAAATAAAAAACCTAAGAATAAAAATGAATACATAGATAGAATTACAAATATATTTCTAAGTTTTGATTGTAACACTCAAAACAAATACATTAATCTTATTGATATTCAAATAAAAAAATCTGATTGTAGCCTCATAAATAATTTAATAGAAGAATTCAATATTTATAATAAAACTGTTTCTGATTATCTCAAATCTTCTTCTAAAATATTAGATAATGCTATTTATGGTCAAGATGAAGCAAAAATAGAAATTAAAAGGATTATTTCACAATGGATAAATGGTGAAAATACTGGTTATTGTCTTGGTTTTGAAGGACCCCCAGGTACTGGTAAAACAACTATTGCTAAAGAAGGGATATCAAATTGTTTAAAAGATAATGATGGAAAATCACGTCCATTTTCATTTATTGCTTTAGGAGGTTCTACAAATGGTTCTACTTTTGAAGGACATAATTATACATATCTAGGATCTACACATGGAAAAATAGTTGATATATTAATAGAATCAAAATGCATGAATCCTATAATATACATTGATGAATTAGATAAAATAAGTAATACAGAAAATGGAAAGGAACTTATAGGAATATTGACTCACTTAACAGACTCTACACAAAATGAACAATTTAATGACAAATATTTCTCTGGTATTGATTTTGACTTATCTAAAGTATTATTTATTTTTTCTTACAATGACTATAACAAATTAGATAAGATTTTAGCGGATAGAATACATCGGATTAAATTTAGTTATATGTCAACTAATGAAAAAATTATAATTATGAAAAACTATTTAATACCAAAACTTTTAAAAACTGTAGGAATCAAAGAACTTATTGTTTTTAAAGATGATATAATTAGTCATATTATTGAAAACTATACAGTAGAAGGTGGTGTTAGAAAACTAAAGGAAAAAATATTTGAAATTATTAGACAAATTAATCTAAATCTATTAAATGATGTTGATTATTTAGAAAAATTAGAAGATAAAGATATATATTTTAATCAAAAAATAGTTCTTAATACTAATATTGTCGACGAAATACTTGAAAAAAAACCAAAAGTTATTCATAAAAAAATAAATCATATATGTAAGGTTGGTTTGATAAATGGGCTTTACGCTACTAGTGCTGGAACAGGAGGTCTTACTATTATTGAAGCCTATAAAACATTCCATGAAACAAAACTAGCATTAATTATAACAGGACAACAAGGTGATGTAATGAAAGAAAGTATACAATGTGCTAAAACAATTGCTTGGAATCTTCTTCCAGAAAATTTTAAAAAAGAAATTCAAGAAAATTTAAAAACTAATTCATTTGGTATACATGTTCATTGTCCTGAAGCTGCTACTCCTAAAGATGGACCTTCTGCTGGTACAGCTATAACTCTAACATTATTATCATTACTAACTAATCAAAAAATATTAAATAATATTGCTATAACTGGTGAAATAAATTTAAATGGTGAAGTTTTAGCTGTAGGAGGAATTGATCTTAAAATAGAAGGTGGGAAAAAGGCAGGAGTTAATAAAATATTACTTCCATTTGAAAATAAAGACAATTTTAATGTTATTAAAAAATCTAAGCCAACTATTGATGAAAATATTGAAATTATTTTTATTAAAACTGTTTGGGATACATTTGAACATATATTTGTTGAAAATTCTATTGAATTTAATAAGTTTTGATTTTGATTTTAATGATTATTTGATTATTTAGTGGGTTGTTTCCTTATAATATTTTCTAAACTAGGAATATCATTATCAAGCATATGTTTTTGGACATTATAATAACCCTTACTATCACATGCAATATCAACATCATCAACACTTATACTATTTTCTAAATCATCATCTAATTCATAGAATATATTATTTAAGTCATTTTTCAACTTTTCACCATTCGGTGCTATTGTTATAATATTAGATGATGGACCTATACCTACATTATTTACAGCCTTTACAATAATATCATAATAAACTTGATTTTTTAAATTTTTTATTTCATGTTCGCATAATTCACATGTTGGATTACTTGATATATTTATTTGTACACCATTTTTCTTATTAAAGGTCTCATATACCATTATTATATAATTATTAATTATACTTTTACCATTTAAAGGTTTCTTCCATTCAACTAATATTTTACCATCTCCTGGAAAACCACGGATTTTTGGAGCATTAGGTGTTGATTTATCCAACGTTTTAATATCTTTTAGCCAAGGACACATCTTAAGTTTAGTTTCAGTATCCCATTCTTCTTCTTCTATTTCACAATCTACACATATTTTTTGACATTTTGATATATCATTGCATGATTTCATACAATCTTTAATACATTTATTAACGTCACCACCATATGTTTTACTTCCATCAGGTCTAAAACAACTTAAATTACAATTAAATTTTCTACATAATATATCACTTGATACTATACTATTATAGATTAATACTTTTCCTAAATAACCTTCGAAATTTTTAAATTCTATATTATGAATTTTTATTTTTTTATTTGTTAGAAATTTAAATGATGTTATTTGATTATTAAGATTAAATGTTATCATAGGTACATTATTTTGAACATTGTTTTTTATTTGAATAACTACATAATTTAATATTTTTGCATTGTTAAAACTCAATTGAATTGTATTTGCTACATCATTTGTTGAAAAATTAAATATTATTTTATTTGTTTTTAAATCTAAATTAGCCTTTAATTCGAATGTTTTATCATTATTACTCAACATCATAAATTCATTAAATACTGTAGGTAATTGTGTTTTGAATGTTCTAAAATAAAATCCAAATGTAAAATCCTTTTCAGAATCAGCATTTTCTCTATATATTCTTAAATTACTATCATTCAATAATTTTAATAATTTAAATTTCTTACCAATAATTACTGGGTCATTTTCCAAATAATAATCCTCTATATTATCCAATTCCATAATTGTTTTATCACTATCTTTATTTTTAATATAAAAATCATTGTCTTTTGATATATCCTCTACATGAAGAGCTGTTGAAGTAGTAACTACTCCTGTTGTAGTAACTACTCCTGTTGTAGTAACTACTCCTGTTGTAGTAACTACTCCTGTTGTAGTAACTGATTGGAAATTTTCATTAAACTTATTTTGTTTTGAAAATACCATAAAACCTATTAAAACAATTATTACAAAACTAAGTAAAAATATTATATTATTTTTTTTACAATTCATCATTATTATAATAAAATAAAAAAAAAAATTTAGGAAGAAGATAAAATAGAATAACCAGGATTTACAGAATCCAATTCTCTATCTAAATTAATAAAAGAATTATCATATATATGATCTGAACATCCAACATAATAACCTAACTCTTCCTGGTATTTACAGAACCCGCCTTGAAAATAATTTTGAAACAAACTACCTTGATTTATTGAATCTTCAAATGTATCGTGTAATAAAGAAGTTGATGTTGTTGGCATACCAGTTAATTCTGAAATAGATGATGATGTTGGCATACCAGTTAATTGTGTAATAGATGATGATGTTGGCATACCAGTTAATTCTGAAATAGATGATGATGTTGGCATACCAGTTAATTGTGTAATAGATGATGATGTTGGCATACCAGTTAATTGTGTAATAGATGATGATGTTGGATTACCAGTTAATTGTGCAATAGATGATGATGTTGGCATACCAGTTAATTGTGAAATAGATGATGATGTTGGCATACCAGTTAATTGTGTAATAGATGATGATGTTGGCATACCAGTTAATTGTGTAATAGATGATGATGTTGGATTACCAGTTAATTGTGTAATAGATGATGATGTTGGCATACCAGTTAATTGTGTAATAGATGATGATGTTGGCATACCAGTTAATTCTGAAATAGATGATGATGTTGGATTACCAGTTAATTGTGAAATAGATGATGATGTTGGCATACCAGTTAATTGTGAAATAGATGATGATGTTGGCATACCAGTTAATTGTGTAATAGATGATGATGTTGGATTACCAGTTAATTGTGAAATAGATGATGATGTTGGCATACCAGTTAATTGTGTAATAGATGATGATGTTGGCATACCAGTTAATTGTGTAATAGATGATGATGTTTGGTTACCAGTTAATTGTGTAATAGATGATGATGTTGTAATATATGTTGCTGTACCATCTGAATCTGGAAACATAAAACTATATTGGAATTTTTCAAATGTAAATAATTTAAAAATTATTACTAAAATTAAAAAAAATATAACTAAAATTATAACTTTTTTTATATCCATTAATAATTAAAAATATTTTAT